GTTTCATATAAATCTTATTATCAGCGTTGTTATCTAAATCGATACCAGAGTATAATGTAGAACCTGAAACTGCTGAACCTGTTGTGAATGTTACTCTTGGAATAAAGTTTGCGTATGCTCCTGCGTTTACAGGTAATTGATATCCTGCGTGTGCAAATGGAACTGCTTGAACTGGAATTTTACTAGAATCTAAAAGAGGATTTCTATCAGAACTTACTAATCTAATATATTTTGAATAATTAACCCAATCACCAGTTTCAGTTATCTTTCCGGTTGTTGAATTGATTGTTCTTTTTCTGTCACCAATTACTCTATTAATATAGTTTGGAGAATTAGGGTCTAAGTTTACATTAGAGAATGTTTCTAAAATATTCTTTTTCTTATCAGTATCGTTAAAATCTCTAACTACAATAGTAAACGTACCATAATCAGTTCCGTTTGATGTACCAGCTGCTTTTACATTTGTAATACCAATTTTTACTTTTGTATTACCTACATTTCCTGCAGTGATTGTTTCAAATTGAAATAATGGGAATCTTGTATTATTAATTAATTGAGATTGGATATATGGAGTTTTAGCTTCTTGTGCTTCAAATGTGAAGTCTTGGTCAGCTAAAACTACTAGACTTGCAGTTGTTGCTGCAAAAGAACCTGTGAATGAACCTGTTCCCACTCCATTTACACCTGATAATGAATAACTACCTGTATTATATATAAATCCGTTTTCCTTAAAGAATGCGTATGAATAAGCTTTTGTTGAACCATAAGGAGAAGTACCAAATACTGCTTCAATATTATTTGCATCCGCTAATTCAATTGATGAACTATATCCGTGTGAAGCACTACCATTTAATACAATAGAAAAATCACCACTACCATTTAAATCAGAAATTGTAGTTGCTGAAAATCCATTATTTGCACTCGCTGATGTATTAAATAAGATACCTAATGCACCTGTGATTGAACCAGATGCAGCTATTAATAATAAAGGAGCTGTTTCGGTATATCCCGACTGACCAGCTACTCTACAAATAGTTGCAGTTCCTGCTTCTGCTAAGTATTTTTGTACTGCTAACGGAGTATAATATGTGTCATCAACTATTCCAAATAATTGTTCAAATTCAGTTTGTGAATTTACAATTGTTGGTACTAATGGGCCTTCTTTAAAAGGGCCAATGAATGCTGCTCCGATGTCAGCTACACCTTGTTGTAAAAATGAAAGGTCGTTTTCTTTTGTAAATACGCCTGGTGATACTATCTTTTCTGCCATTTTATATGCTTTAATTTAATTTATTAGTTCTCAATATAAATATAATATTTTATTTCAAAACAACAAAAATCTTATTTGTATGTTGGTGAGAAATAATCGTATACTTGTCCTACCGATGTTGCTGATTGTAATGTGTTGTAGAATAATACTGGTCCGATTTGTCCGTTCCAGAATGTTGTTCTTGCACTATTACTACCAACTGTTAAAAAGTTTGTAGATGATGGGGCCGTAAATGCTGCTGCTGTAAATGTTCCTACCGATGTTTTATCTACATAAACTGTTACAGTTCCTGATGGTTGGAATGTTGCTGAAATCATATACCAAACGTTTGCCGATAATGATGTCGTTAATTGTGCACTATTTCCCAATGTACTACCATAGAATTTTACTCTATTTAAAGTAGAACTATCTGATGATTCAATTGCTAAACCATAAAATCCTGCGTAGTCAAAAATGTGTCTTGTAGTTGTACCCAATGTTGTTGTAGGTCTTACCCACATATGAATCGTACCGGTATTAGTATTGAATTGAGAAATACCACCATTGATATTTGTAGTAGTATCTTTATACCAGAATTGGTTTGTACCATTTGCTGCCCAATATTTTTCTTTTCTACTTGCTCCCGCATTATATGATGGGTTTCCTCCCGTAATACTTGCTGCGTTTGTTACACCTGCAGGTCTTATACCTGTATTGTATCCTGAAAGGTCTAACCAGTCAGTTGTTGCTGTACCATTTGTAGATGATGCTTTTGATGGGTCAACATACATTCTTAGTCCTGCAGAAGGAATATATGGTTGTGTTGTTGTTCCTTTGTTATGTGATATAATACCATTTGCTAAATACACATCGGCATTTTCCACATTAAGTGTTACAATTTCCACATCTGCATTTACTACTTCAATATCAGTTATTTCAATTTCGTTCAATCCACTCATTTCGTCATATGTTACTACTAAATCTCCAGGTAACACATCTTCAATATTTTTAAAGTGATATTTTTCAATTTCACTATCCCATACCCAAAGAGGGTGAGTTCCAGTTGCTTTAATTAAACCATTATTCAAATCATAATATCCACTTGCAAAGTTAAATACAATATCCGATACATTTACTTCTTGATATGAACCTGTTTGAGTTTCTAACATATAGAATCTCCAATCAACATTTTCACTATCCACATCTTGTGACTCATCTGGTAATCCTGCTGGAACCCATGCTTTAATCGAATCACCCACAGACAGGTCTTCAACATTAACAACACTACCATCTGTTTTAGTTATCTTTGTTCCGAATAATAAACAGAAATCAGGTTGGTTGATTGTATTATAAACGTCTACTGCATATAAAGTTTTTGTAGATGCAACATTATAGTTAGTTGCATTTAAATTATATCCGTCAGCATATGTCATAGATAATACTGAACTGGCTTCCGAATATGTTGATACCGATATTGCTGCCGGTGTAATTGGAAACGATGGAGATGCTCCCAATGTCGGAGAACCTACTGTAAAATTAGCATTATTAAATGATACTGTATAGTTTGCAGCTACACTACCAACTCTCGAACCATGTAAAGAACCTTGTGTACCAAAAGAGAATGTTGCCGCTTCTTCGGTACTTTCTACAATATATGTGAAAGTCGGTAAATTTCTAGTTATAGAATCAACTGCAAATGAAGTAAAAGCAGCTTGTGTACCTGCCGATGCGTTCATAGCATTTAACGAAACTGCCTGTGTTGTTCTTGCTGAACCCTGTGTTGCTCTATATAAATTACCCAACGATAAATTTGTTCTTGCCATGGTATAAAGTGTTATTCTCCGTTATAAATATCTAAAAGTTTTTGTTTCCACTCATCTTTATTGGAAAAGTGTTTAATCATCCAATTTTTAAGTTTTTCAAATTCTGCTTTACGGGTTTCGTAATCGTCTTTACAAATCGTTTCGTAGGTCTGCTTAAATGTTTCCTCGTTAATCGCTTTGTATTTATAATCAAGTGGAACATGCCATTTTTCATGTAGTATTGGAAGTTTCCCCCAATCCACTGCTTCAAAAATTCCGTATCCGAATGGTTCAAATTCAAAGCAAGAATGAGATACTCCCCAATTAAGTGAGTAGAACCTTTCTTTATATTTGTAATCAAACTTGTAAACTTTTGCTTTTTCAAATTTGTATCCATATTTCTTTTTATAATATTTGTTAAATGTTTCTGAATTAGTAGAAATATATCCACCCAATCCATCCATATATTCAACATTTTTTCTACCTTCAACTCTTGCTGCGTATCCTAATTCTATTGATGTTGAAAGTTCTTTGTTTTGTGTAAATGTATAATTATTTGTAATATGATGTAAGTTTTCCGTTTCATATGGAAAATGATACAATCCTACCCAAACTTTATTTTTAATTTTATTTATTAATTCGTTTTCATATTCCCAATTTCCGTACCAATGTAGATATTCATCTTTATCTTGTTGTGCCATCAAAGACACTTTCGTTAAATTGTGGAAAATAATTGAATCAATCTTTTCCAAATTTTGATGAATAGCTCTGGTTGGAGTATAATGGCCATGTAATATATGTATGCGTCTTGCACCTTCTAATATTTCAATAATTTTATCTTCGGATGTTTCCCAAATGTGGTCAATGTCAATTGGAAATTCTTCGTAATTTGTAGGTTTGTGTCTATGGAAAAGTAGAAGTGGCTTAACATCTAAGTTAGGTGCCACTTCTTTTATCCATTCGGTTACCCATATATCAGCACCGCTATTGAACCAGGGTCCTCCAGCGGTGGTGTAATATACATCATACATTTATTATAAACCTTTTTGTTTCTTTAACTCTTCTACTTGTAAAGTTAAATTGTCTATTTGAATTTGTTGTTCTTTAATACCTTCGATTAATAATGCAACCAATTTGTCGTATTTAACTGCTTTATATCCATTATCTCTTGTTTGAACTAACTGAGGTAATACTGCTTCAATTTCTTGTGCAATTACACCTACATCATTTCCTTCGAAACCATGGAACTCTTTCATTTCTTCTTTCCAATCATAAGTGTTACCACTAATCTTTCTTATTTTTTCAATTGGATTTTCGATTGGCTTGATGTTCTCTTTGAAGTTTTTATCTGATGTAGAGAATGCTACGATATCACCTGCAGCATCAATTCTACCAGCAGTTCCACTTGCTGCAATTGCACCAACTGCTAATGAGTTGAACACAACATTTGATGAAGTTGCAACTGCCTGTCCAATTGCAATTGTTGCATTTGAACCTTCACCAGGAGTATGTGTAATAGTTACGCCGGTTCCTTGAGTTAAATCACTCATATAGTTACCCGTTGTATCAGTTCCTAATGCTACTGAATTTGCTGCAATTGTTGTTGCAAATGATACGTTAGCTAAATTAGTAATAGTTCCCGTACCTGTCACATCACCTGTTAAAGTGATTGAGATATCTTTACCTTCTAAATTATCTAGTCTAGTTAATGCTGAAGAACTAAATGTTTCTAAATTAGCCGTTTCAATCATTAAACTTGCAGTTGCAGAGTTTAAATTTGTTATTGAAACACCTTGTGAATCGTTTGTAGTTTTAGCAGCTGATGCTGAAGTGATTAAGCTTCCACTAACCACACCGATTTCAGTAAATCTTGTATTAGCAGAACCACTAAATGTATTTAAATTACTTACCGAAGTATTTAAACTTGCAGTTGTTGTTTCTAAATTTGTTAATCTAGTATTATTAGAACCTGTAAGTGTTGCTAATGTTGAAAATCTTCCATCAACTGAACCCGTATAAGTTGCTAATGTTGAAAATCTTCCATCGTAAGATGCAGTAACTGTACTCAATGTAGTAAATCTACCATCGTAAGATGCTGTTAAAGTTGCTAATGTAGAATCTTTACCTAATTGAGAAGAACTAAATGAATTCAAGTTACTTACCGAAGTATTTAAACTTGCAGTTGTTGTTTCTAAATTTGTTAATCTAGTATTATTAGAACCTGTAAGTGTTGCTAATGTTGAAAATCTTCCATCAACTGAACCCGTATAAGTTGCTAATGTTGTGAAACGTCCATCGTAAGATGCAGTAACTGTACTCAATGTAGTAAATCTACCATCGTAAGATGCTGTTAAAGTTGCTAATGTAGAATCTTTACCTAATTGAGAAGAACTAAACGTATTTAAGTTGGTTATTGAAGTTACTAATGATGCAGTCGAAACTGATGCGGTAAATGTATTTAAGTTAGTTACCGATGTTTGTAATGAACCAGTAGTAGTTGCCAATGTAGTAAATCTACCATCGTAAGATGCTGTTAAAGTTGCTAATGTAGCATCTTTACCTAATTGTGATGAACTAAAACTATTAATATTTGTATTCAATACAGAAACATCAACACCATCAACCGTTCCGGTCAATGTAATATTTCCTGCAATATCAATTGATTTATTAATATCCAAACTAGAAGCTGCATCATCCCAAAGAATACTTGCATTTGCACCACTAATAAAAATACCTGCACCATTTGCAGCTGCAGAGGATGTGGTTCCTGTTGCAATTTCTATTAATTTATCTTCTACTAAAAGATTTGAAGTGTTAAGTGTAGTTGTATCACCTTGTACTGTAAGATTACCTAATACTGTTAAATCTGCACCACTTAATGATAAAGCGGTTTTTAATGAAGATGTATATGTATTTAAATTAGTTACTGAAGTATTTAAACTTGCAGTTGTAGTGTTTAAATTGGTTACTGAAGTATTTAAACTTGCAGTTGCTGTATTTATATTTGTTATTGAAACACCTTGTGAGTCATTTGTTGTTTTTGCAGCTGATGCTGAACTGATTAATGAA